GCGTTGTTCGTCGGTGATGCCGGGATTAAATTGCTGGGCACCCCCCACCATGCTGGAAAGAGCCGGATGATTGATCACCGCATCGAGATTGTCCTTTTGTGTCTGAAGTCCGGCCATTTGGTCAGCCACGGTTTGCTGAGCCTGTTGTTTGGCAAGTTCACCGGCAACGACCTTCGTATTGGATTCGGCAATCTGTGCTTGCTTTAGTTGATCGTCGGTTGCTTGTGTGGCAACCGAATGCTGCATTTGTTGAATTTTAAGGATCTTTTCCGGATCTTGCTTGTCCATGAAAGATTGCTGGGCCGTCAGATACTTGTCCAAAATCTTTTCCCGTTCCGCCAACGTCACGTTTTGAGGAAGGCCGGTTGCCTTTGCCCAATCCGAGAACTGCGGAAATCCAAGTGATTGGGCAATGTTTTTGTTGGGTAAAGATGCAGCATCAACGGATGCTGTTGCATTTTGGGGCTGATCGGTTGAAGTTGCCGCAGCCTGAACCGGAGCTGGCACTGAAGCCGGGGCAGACGACCCCGGATTGGCTAATTGTGTGGAAACCGGATTTGAAGCATTCGCATTGGGATCGCTCATGGCCGCTAGGGCGGCCGGGTCGATGCTTTGCGAAGCAACCTGCTGCGGCATTGCCTGGGCAATCATTGGGGAAATACCCGCAGCCTGAAGGTCGGCCGGACTGATCGTTGCCTGATCGGGCATCGTAATTGATCCGGGCGCTTGCGCCGGAACGCCCAACGTCATCAGTTCTTCCGCGGTCATGATTAGTAAAGCGGAACCGTTTGGGTCTTGTTGTCAGCGGTTTGCTGTTTAACCCCCAGAAGAGCCTGTTTGTAGAAATTGTTACCTTGCGCCGTAATGAGGGGAAGGATTTGGGCGCTGAACCCGATCTGCTGTTCCCGCGGCATATTGTCGAATTGCGCCAGGGTTTTGTCATCGATGACACCGAGTCCATGCGCGGCACCGATTGCTCCCTGAGCCTGTTGCTGGGCAATGTTGAGCTGATGCATTTGCCGGATTGCATCGGAAATCCCGGTGCCTGCCTGATCGATTCCCGCGGCAAGATTCTGGCCTGCCTGGGCAATGAAATTGGCTCCGTTGTTGTATTGTGGGGGATTGAAAGCAAACATTGAAGTGTTGTTGTTGGTTGATTATCAGGCCATCGCAGCGGACGATGCCATTTTCGAACCGGCTCCCAGCGCAGATCCCAGCAACGCCATTTGATTTGCATAGGCAGCGGCATTGAGCTGATTTTGGGAATTCCAATTGGCGGTCGACATATTGGCGTTGAAGCTCGGTACGTTCGATGCCAGTTCCATGCCAATGTTGTAGCCATTGTTGGCGATGCCCGAATTGACCGAAAGGTTCTGCCCGGCAAGGCTTGTCCCGTAACCAAGGGCCTGCGTGTAGGGATTAAGCGATCCAAAGGTATTGGCTCCCCCGTAAGCATTGGTGGCGGCTTGTCCGTAAGCGTTGGCCGATTGACCAAGCGCACCGAGCGCCTGTCCCGACCGTGCCAGGGTGGCGTTGTTGACTTGGTTGTCGATGGCCGATGCCGCCCCTTGGCGTTGGATCAAGCGTTGTTGCCCCATGTTATATCGGGAAAGAATTCCGGCAGCCGCGGCTCCGGCACTATTGCCCAAACCATTGGCGGCATATTGGGATTGTGCCTGCTGGGTGGCGGTTCGCTGATCTTCATTGGAAAGGGCACTTCCCATGGAAAGATTGCTATTCGCCTGCCCCATCAAATTATTTTCCAAGGCATTCGGCCCCGAATTTGACAATGCCTGAGAACCGTAGGCACCGAAAATGTTGCCAAGATTGTTTAGGTTTCCGTATTGGGCGAGACCTTGCGCTGCCGCCGCGCCAGCCAGGTTCTGGTAGGGACTTGAGGCAATGTTATCCGCCAATGCGCCGATTGTTCCAAGTTGCAGCGATTGTGTTATGGGATATTGGGCATTGACCGCGTTGTATTCGTTCTGCGTGATCTGACCACCGGCTGCAATCCCCGTATTGACGATATCTTGAAGGTTCAGCGGTTGGGTCGGATTACTTCCTGCTTGAGGGCCTTGCAACCAACTTACGACCGAACTGCCACCGGGGACAATTGCATTGGCCCATCCATTTTTGCCTACAAAAGGTATAATTGACGTTCCGTTGGAAGATCCCATGATTAGTTCAGGTTGAAGCTAAAGAGATGGACCCACTGAGACCGACCCGTGCGGCCAGTTTCTCCCACGAATGAACGTGAAGGTGATCGGTTGGCCGCCCCAAAGACCGGTGCCAGAGCAGGAACCTCAACGGGTGCGGTAAAATCCGCATGAATTCCCGTATGGGATTCGGAAACCCCGGGACAGATGCTGCCAGTGGAATGAACCAAGCGTTCGCAGCCGAATCGGTCACCGATTGAGTCTCCATATCCCAATGACAGGGATGTGCCAGAAGGAATGTGGTTGGCGTGGAATGCAATAGGCTTCCGGAAAGATACCGCCCGAGAAGTTCCTCGAAGGCCTCGCCCGAGTGCGTCTGATGGAGTTGTCGCGCGATTTCCCATGCGAACATTTAAGTTTTGATGCAATAAAGCATTGCGATGTTTTTTGGACGCGTTTCAGAAGCAGTTCTTGGCGTCCCATTTGTTCCATCAGTTGTAGGATCGCCAACGGTGACGCTGGCTCCTCCAAAATTCCCACCTGGATTTCCCACCGCGCCGCCAGGTCCAGCTCCTTGAACCGCTGTAGTGCTTGCGCTATGATGATGGCCTTGAAATGCATCAGCTTGCTTTGTTCCAAAAGCTCCCGATGCAGTTCCGTCAGAATTGGTTCCCGATCCACGAACAAAATATCCGCGCAAATCTGGCAATGCAAACGTGGTAGATCCATCTCCAGCTCCATAAAGAGTTCCAAGCGCCGCAAAAAGGGACGAATAAGTGGTTCTCGATATTATGGAACCATCCGCGGCAAGCCATCCCGATGGTGCGGAATTCATGGCAAATGGCATGATTGCGCCGGTGGGAATTGTTGTTATTCCCGTAAGCGCAGCGCCAGATCCAGCAAATGATGTTGCCGTAACAGTTCCTGTGGTTGTAAGATTTCCACTGACGGCAAGATTTCCACCGCTTGTCCAGGATGGTGCTCCGGTGCTTAAATCGGCCGGAACAATGGTTCCTTGGGTCAACGTGGGCGCCGCATTCAGGATCGCCGGAGTGACGATCGTGCCGTTGCTGACATTGATTCCTGAAACAAGGGTGGCCATTGCGTGAAAGAGTGAGCGCCTTGAGCGGCGACTTTAAGAAGGTTCTGTGATTATTAGCTTTCTGTCCTGCTAAGTCGGGACGGATCGATCGGCACGGCTGCATCGGCCTGCACCGAACGAATCGTCGGGCGCCCCCCCGAAGTGGAAATCGTCAGTTGCAGATAATCGGCGCTGCGCCGGATCGGCGCCTTGACGGTGAAATCATTGTCGGCTCCGCTTGTGTTTGTGTAGGAGACAAGTTGGGTAACATTGTCGGGGTTGATGGTTTGTGCGGTGATGGAAAGAGATGTTCCAGCAGGGAGATAGGAAGCCACCGCCACGGAATTGAATCTTTTCTTATTGAGTTGATTCCAAAAGAACCTTCGCGTGGTGATGGTTCCGCTGACGGGAACCTGTGTCGACCCGTTTGCGGCATCGTCCTGACCGTTGGTGTATTGTTCGAGCAGGAAAATCGCCCCTCCGGAATAAGATACCGCAAGCAGGCGGCGTTGGTTGTTGTAAGTGGTGACCAAGAGGCGGTCGATGGAGAACGGGTAACTGTCCAGAGATTCCCAGGCCGCATTGAGCAGATTGTAAATCAGCAGGGTGTTGCAGGTGCTTGATCCATTGGTCGGAACCGAAAGGTAGAGACGGTTGTTAAAATATGTGGAATTGGCCGAACCGACTGCAGATGAGTTGATGGTCTGGATCAAATCGTCGATCGGTTCGGATAATGTCAGGGTGTTGCCTCGAAGGGCAGCATCGATCTGCTGGTTGTCGAGCTTGTAGACACCGTTGTCCGAAAGGAAATAGATGAACTGACCGGCCGTCGCCACGGTGTTCATGGCATTGCCGCCGATTTCATTGGTCAGCAGTTGGATATTGGATGTTGCAGGGTCGAGCGCCGTGCCGTCGGCGCTGATTCCTAAAGTTGCCAAATAAATGGTTTTGCGTCCCAGGACGACGAGTTGCCGATTAGCGTATGGGTGCACGGCCACGATGTGGTCATTGTCGCCGACATTTGTCCGGAAACTCTTGAGCTGCACGTCATAGGTGAACGGGTCGTTGATGTCGGAAACAATCAGACTGTCCTGCTGATTTGCCAGAATGAGTTGGTTGTTGAAATACGTCGCCACCGCATTGACCGGGGCGATCATTTGCGAATAGGTGGGGCCGTAGGGACTGGTTCCGGTCGGCACCCGCATCATCGATCCTGCCACGCCATCCCAATAGAGGGGGCAACAAACTCGTTGCGCGGTCAGGTTGGGTGGATTGATCACCACGGAACTGGTGCCGGTGGTGGGAAATACGGTTCCCGCCGGGACGGTGTAGGTGATCGTTCCCGATGTCGAGCTGGTGACCGTGAACGTGCCGAGCGCCGCATTGGATGAAATGGCGGTGTTGGAAACCGTGATGGTCGAGCCGACCACGGCCGCAATTCCGGTTCCGGTCAACGTGCAGGTTGTTCCGCTGACGCTGCCGCTGATCGTGTATTGGGAACTGGACCCGTTTGGCAAGGTCGAGGAGGGCACCGTCAGGGTGAACGTGTTGGTGGTCGTTCCGGTGATTACCGAGTCAAGGTTGTATCCGGCCTGATCGCTTCCCGAAATCCTGACCACGTTTCCGGTTGTGTATCCATGGTTGGGACACGTAATCGTTGCGGTCTGGGTTCCGAGGGTCAGCGTGCCGCTGGGGATTGAGGGTGAAACCAGCGATGCGGTGACCGCAATGGGTGCCGGTGTCATGGAAATCATTCCTGATGGAACGGTCGTCCCGCTGGGAACCGTATAGGTAACTGATGTTGAGGAAGCGCTGACCACGGTGAAATTGCCAAGCGCGGCGGAAGATTGCGCCAGGGAAGAATTGACCGAAATTAGAGAACCGGCCGTGGCATTGAGATTGACGCCGGTCAGCGTGGCCGTGGTGCCGCTGATACCCATGGTGACAACCCGTGAAGGAAGTTGAAGCGATAGCGTTCCGGTCGGAACCGTTGTCCCAGCCGGTACGGAATAGGTCAAGGCACTGCCGGAAGTTACCGAGGCAATGGTCGTGGTTCCCAAGGCACTGTTTGTCTGTGACGTTGTTGAGCTGACCAGGATCGGGTCATTGACCAAAACTCCGCTCGGAAGCGATCCTGCAAGCTGCATGACCACTTGAAGAATCGTGTAAGTGATTGAAGTGGACGACGCGGTGAGCGCGGTGAAGTTTCCGGTAACGGGAGAAAGATCGGTGATCGTCAGGGTTAGGTTTCCAATCGGTGGTGTGGACCCAAGCGGGACGGCATAAGTAATCGAGGTCGTGGAGCAGTTGGTGACCACAAAAGTGCCCAAGCAGGCATTGGTTTGCTGGGTGTTGTCGCTGGAAAGGGTCACCGTATCGCCGACCGTGGCATTGAATCCCGAACCGGTAACCGTGCAAGAAGTGCCCGTCACAAATGCACTCACGGGAAACGAGGTCGGAAACGACACCGTGATCTGTTGCCCGGCCGATGCATTGAATCCGGTGCCGTTGATCGTCACCGTGGTGCCGGAAATCGTGGCCGAACTGATCGGGAATTGATTGGTGATGGAACTGACGGCCTGCGGGAGGTCGGAAGATCTCCAGCGAAACAGGAACAAATTGTCAAATGCCTGGACTACATTGACCTGATCACCGGCTTGCACGATTTCGCTCATGGGCGAAATCGGGTAATTCAAGGTCGTGACCCCGCTGGTCGGATTCCAGAGCTGCAATGACTGCGGACCCACCAGTGCCAGGTACTCGTTGTTGTTCTGATAGCCCGGAGAAGAAAAGATGCCCCCACCGAATAAGCCACCCGAATAGACCGATTGCACGACGGGTCCGGTGAAGCTGCCGCCCGATGTCGTGAATGAAAACGGCACCGTGACAGGAGTTTGTCCGGCAGAAATGCCCGAGGAAAGGCGTTGAGCACCGCCACGCGTGGTCGGGATGCCGAGCTCCAACCGGATATTTTGAGCCTGTTGAAGATATCCGGGCGGGATCGTCAAAGGATTGCGTCGGGATTGCAACCCGAGGAAATTGGTGTCCCCGTCGCGGGAAATCGGTGAGGCAATCGGTGTGAGCATGGGTTATATCCGTTGAAGGTCGAATCCGGCCGCAGCCTTGCCCGGCCAAAAGGTGTACCGGAATTCCTTGATCGAACTTCCGCCTGTCTTGGGGTCGGCATTGATGCACAATCCTTTGGCAGCGGCAATCGATGCCTCACCCAGGTGGGTGGCAGGCCCTATATCGGCCACAACTGCCGAGACTCGGGCACCCGTGGATTGGCAAAGGATTTCGGCACGGCAGCCCAACACGATGCCCCGAGCCAGTCGTGCCACCGGCCCCGGGACAACGATGAAGGGAACCTGTTCGCTGTCGATGTATCGGTGCGGGTTGGTCGTTTCAAATTCCTTGTGCTGCAATGAAGTTGTGGAAATGTAAAAGCCCGGGCATGGGTCATTGGCACCCTGCAGGACAGGATACCCTTCCTTGTCAGTGACAATTCCCCACCAGTTGCCGGGGTATCCAGCGTTCTCCAAATGATCGAGCCCTTGACCGTTGGGGCCATAGGCGCGTGGAGAACCGTCGGCATCGATGCAAAGTTCGGAAACGAATTGGACCGACCCATCCTCTGCCTGCATGATTGGCTTCCCGGCAATGGTGCAGACAAGGGTGCTCATGACTGGGCAGGAGGCGGCGGGTTGTTTCCTTCTGCAAATCTGCCGCTGACCCGGACAGCGGAAAGACTTCCGACGGTTACAGAAAGCAGGTTGGCAATGTTGGCCGGGCAATCGACCGCCTCATGGGTCAGCGTGTGCCTGACAATAAAATAAACAACCACGCCGACGATTGCGGCAATCACGACCCAGAGCGCGATCCTTGTCGAGCTGACGGCTCCGCTTCCTTCGCTAAGGGCGGATTTGATGAATCCGGCGGCATCCATCAGATTTTCGGGGCGTGGATTTGCGACGCCCAGGCATGGACGTCATGCCAGACCGGCACGGTCGGAATGTGGGCGGAAACCGCATAAATGCACGTCATCAGCCCGTAATAAGAGGCAAGGAAGATTCCCGCATAGCAGATGGCCACCGCAAAAGGACCTTCGATGGATGGAAAGTTTCTAAGGATGATGCCGCCAAAAACGCTTCCAAGGTAAAGGGAGAAACAAAGTGCAGCAATCTCGGCCAAGGCCTTGACGGCTTGCTCGCACTTGTTTCCCCAGATTGTGAGATTGGTAATTTGGTTTGCTTGCCAATTGATCAACGATTGCTTTGAGAACAGCTCCGATTCCGTTGATTTAAGCTGGCATTCCTGATCCTGGCTAAGGGCCTGAATATGCTGAAGTGTTTTGATGATATCTGCCTTGCTGATTTCTTGTGTATAGCAAAACGGCATTCCGCTTATTACAATGGCAAGAATGGCAAATAACTTTTTCATTAGTGAGATTGAAGCCATTGCTGAATGATTACGGATTTTCCATCAATTTGCGCGGCATCGCTCATGGCTCGATCGAGATTTGTCAAATCAACCGAGGTATGACGGATTGGCTTATGCTGACATCCGCATACGCTCAAGACCGCGAACGAGGCAAGGGTCCAGAAAAGTGCCAGGCCTACAAGTATTGCAATCACTTCTTTCTGAATTGGTTTCATGGTTCAGGTATTTTGTGAAAATGCTCCAACTCTCGAATGCGATGCTCATGGTCGCTGATTTCGACATCCTGCCTGTCGTTGACTTTGTTTTGTTCAACCAGCTGAACCAGGGCGATCTCGATTTTCTGAACGCGGGAATCGAGCTTTTCGCTGGTATCGGAAAATTCCTTCCTGCTGACAAATTGCGTTTGCAACAACAACAACAGACAGATTCCCACCGGGGTGATAATCGTTCCGAACTTGCTAATATGTTCGGCAAAATTGTGACGCGTTTCCTCGGTCATAGATCAGACGTATTTGAGCGAGATCAATACATCTCCGGCCGAGATTGCTGTGGCGTCGGCTAGGCCTTTTGCCCCTGAGACCGCCAGCGTAATGGCCGTTGAAAAGTTAATTCCATTATTACCGCAAGCAACATTGAGCGTCTGATTTGCCTGGAGTCCAATGACATCACTCTGCAACCTGTCAAGCATTTGGGTTTTCTGCCCAGCGATGTAAAAGCTCATGACAATCTGAAGTGCCACCGCTACACCTATTGTTTTAAGCAGGGTCGAGTTATTAGAGGCCGATTTGGCCCTTTCTTCGACAATTGCGCTAAGAACTGCGATATCCTCTCGTAAAGCTGATACTTCGTCAGAACTCATGATATTTGCTCCGAATCAGAAACAGGCCACACAGGAATTCCGCTAAATGGCTGAAGCGTGGAAAGAATGCTTTGGAAAGCAGACCAATACGGATCGGTTGTTTTTCCATTGTCAGAAATCAATAGCGTACCATCAGAGGTTGCTCGGTAGTTACAGCAACGATCAGTAAAAGTTGCATTGATTGCATCTAATTCTGCTTGCTGTGAGGCTGGAAGAATCAAAAAGTTCATTATCCGTTTGCTTTAATTGTTGAAATCAGAGTTGAAATGATCCCATTAAACACACAAAGAGCGTCTGTATTGTTTGGATAATTTATTCCATAAGTGTTTGTAGTTGGAAAAGCAGTTCCCAAAGAATAAAAACCTATTGTGTAATTTGCATAAGTTGCATTATCTGGTAAACTTCCTCCTCCCATAAGACGAAGATTTCCAGAACCATATCCTCCAGTCGCAGGACTATAACTTATACTTTGACTTTGATTTGGAACAGTTTGAGAACCCGAAGGCCCAATAGCATTACTATTTGCAAAAACAATACCTAAGTTATTCATTCCGAACCCACCATCGTTCAAAATAAAAGCCTGCGTTCCTTGAATGCTAGTTCCGTTGTTTGGGTCCCCAAAATACATAACAGGATATCCTGAAATCGGAGGAGGAATTGCACCTCCAACAAAAGACATTCCTGTTACACCTGTACTCCTTGGCCTAGGTGGTGGTGATCCACCTAAAACTTGACCTCCGTTATTAACACCTTGAGTTGTATAGGCGAAGAAATGCCTTCCATTTGGTGTATTTCCAAGTTGTGCATTTGAAGCGTTGTCAATTCCTGTATCAACATAAGTAGTTGCACCATCTCCCCCCAAGCCTACTAACCTATTATAGCTTCCAGATCCAGCAATTCCTGTACCATCGCTAAATCCATTATTCATTAATGTAGAGGAAGCTGTGTTACGGAAAGGAACCAAAGCTCCTGCAAGGTTACTCACACCAATAGTAAACCCGCCCAAGACAATGTGATTCCAAATGCTGTCTGAAGTCGCATACGAAAGCGGGGCTTTCATTGCTACTATTGCGGTGTTAAAAGCGGTTTTATTTGCTGAAGTAATTGTTCCCCCTGCGGAAGCTACGGCAGTAAACCATGCGGCGGCATCTGAGTCATAAGCAGGTGCAGAAGACCCATTAAAAGATCCTCTTCCCAAACTTAATCCTAGTCCCAGGCTAGGCATTGTTTAAAGCGTGTAAGCGATGACTGAAGTTCCGGAACCGGTCGTAAATGACGTCGTAGTTCCGTACAGCACAAAATTGGCCGGAAAGGTAACGCCTGTAACCGTGCCGGTAAGATTTCCTGAATAGGCGGTAAGAGTTCCAGATGTCACAAATTGAAGGGCATACCAAGATCCCGATCCCGAAGCCGTCGATGCCGCCACCACAACGCCACCATTGGTACCGGAAGAGTGATCTGCAACGACCATGGCGCCGTTAGTGAGTGTGAGTAAGGGGTGGCGCTTCCCAGAGGAATCTTTGCCGATTGCGACTTCTGCCATAAGGTGTGTGAGTTGTGGGTTGTTGATCCCGCCCGCATCCCTGGCTGGGTTTTGCGGGTGAGGCTCTTATCCTCAAAATGGTCACGGCGCCTAGTTGACTTTAAGAAGAATCTATTTTCGGAAAATTAAGTTTTTTATCGTTGCAACGACTGGAATCTGCCGACCTGTTGTTGTTTCATCTCAAGCTTATCCCATTCGATATCGAGATACCCGCGACCAAGCTGATCCATGATATTGGCTTTGTCGAACTGACCATCTTCTCTGTGCATCATTGCAAGAGCATAATTTTTTACCGCTTCTGAAATAACGTATGGAACAGTGGTAACTCCGTCATTATATTGAGTAGATGTATAAGTAGCTGGTTGAGTGGTATATTGAACCCAAACCAGGGATGGAACCGTGGGAGAGCTTACCTGATTTTGCAATGCCACAATTCCATCTTCGGTAAGCCACCATGAAATTGGCTGGGCATAACGTGACGTGCGGGGGTCAGATGAAAAGACATTGATCACTTCACTAATTGGAGTCATGGCGACGCCATTGATGGTTTGATTTAGCGGTATGGCGTAAAGTATTCCACCTGTATTGAAATGCACGTTTGAGGATAAAACCTGGACCCAATAAGTATCGGTTGCATCCGTCGTAGGATTTTGTCCCTGAGAAGGCTTGACGCTGACGTAGTAATTGCCATCACCAGCATAGACAAAAACATTGTCTGGATAGGAAGCCGAGGCGGACCAAAGCGAGCATTTAAATCCCGAGGCATTCAGCCACCACAAATTATTTGCATCGGTTGTCGGATCATTTCCGGTCGTATTGGCGACAGCAACGTAGTATTGCAGATCGCTTCCTAGAACAACAGCGCCGACACCATAATTTGCTAAAGAGGACCAGGTAGGATAGAATTGACGTTGCTCGATCATTTCAAAATCTGGCCATGGGTAGCACTCTTGGCACGAGCGCACCGCGCTGGTTACATATTCGCAAATGGCAGACAAAGTATTGGATGCGGGAGTTATCGTTGGATCGAGACCCATACGAGCTGTAATGCCATTAACGACCGAAGTGAAGGAAACCGTTCTCATGTAGTGTTACGCCTCGGTTCCGTCAATCACTCCGGAGGTTGATGGCGCTCCCAATTCAGAATCGCTAAAAGTGTATGTTTTACTGAAGCGCTTGTTGTTTTCCCAGGTTTCGATGGCTTTTCGGGCGGCGGATTGGGTTTTGCCATTCGCATCAAAATTTCCAAGCGATACCACGCGATCGCTCATGTAACGGACGCGCTGAATGACACCAAGGTTTTCCAGGTAATCGGTAAATGAACTATCTTTCCAGCAATCAGGGCCGAACAGATTTCTCATGTGCCAATAAAGATCCGGATCGATGCGGTATTTTAATTGGCCAACACCTTCCACGCCTTTGGTGGCGTTTTGAATTTCCTGGCTGGCCAGGTTAATGTCTTCTTGGCGTTCGATGGCGGCCGCCGCATGAGCTTTGAATTTTTCACGATGCTCCGCTAGCTCGGACGATGTTGTCTCGATCTCTCCGATCTCCAGGGCATTTTCTTTATTTAGCATAATTTGAACGTGAGGAGAGCGCCCAGGGTTTCCCCTGGACGCTCGGTTTCACGACCAGGATTAGGCGGTTGCCGCGATCTGGATGTGTGCGAGAGGATTCGTGGGGACCAATGTGCAAATGGTCTCAACGATTCCACGGCGGCCAGCACCGAGATCAGGGAGCTCGGTGAAGTAGGGGGCCGTATGGGTCCTCATCTCCAGGTATTCTGGATCGAGGATGTATCCGCGGTTAGCGTTAGCCGTTCCGCTGGAAACACCGGTGAACGCGCTCAGGAAGAGCTCGACGTTTCCGTAATCTCCGGAATAGATGTCAACCGCGGTCTCGATCTTCTTGTCACCAATCTCGTCGTTGTAGAAACGAACCGAGGTGGAGGAGCCGCCAGCAATCGACTTCGCGGGCAAATAGCGCGAGAAATCGGTTACGGCGTTCTTGATGTTGGATCCGACTACGGCAACCAGGTCACCGCCGCGGCCGGTCTGATTCCAGCGGGACTGGAGCAGGGAGCGGAGAACGTCTTCGGAGAATGCGCTTGAAAGCGATCCGCTGAAAATGCTGTTGGTGGGAAGGAGGCCGGTTGCTCCGCCTGTGGAAGCGTCGCCGGTGATGGCAACTTTTCCATAGTTACCGGAAACGGCGGCGCTGGTTAGCCAGGCTCCGAGTCCGCGAGTCTGATAAGCCTGAGTTGCAACCGCGGCGGCTCCTGTTCCGGTTGGAGAAGAGGAACCGTTCTGAGCAATGTTGTCGGAGAGGAACGTAGCCTCAACGTCACGCTTTATCTGAACGGTGGCCTTGGCCTTGGAGCGAGCGAACTCGGTTGCGCCAGCGGCTCCGTTTGGGTCCGGGTCATTGAGACCTGCGACGACCGCGACGTTCTCTTCCAGGCGCGATACGCTAGGAACGCGGCGGAACTGCTGGATATAGTTGCCAATGCGCTGGCGTGTATAACCGTAGTTCTCGAAGCTGGTAACATCGGAGCCATCAATCGTTCCGCTGGTGGAAACGGTGGGATAGCTGTCGATCTGCCATTCGGTATAAACACCGGCTGGCTTTTTCCCCTTGCGAAGCATGGAGGTAAGGACGGTTTCGCGTGCATCGACCACTGCAATGATGTCGGAGAGATCCTCGCGCTGGCCAACGGAGTTGACCAAGGAGGCTTGATTGGTAAGTGCCATAATATTGGGATGGGTGTTTCGCCTGGCGGGGATTGGTTACCTTGAGGCGAAAAGTTTTGTTAGGTTGTCGATTGAGGCGTTTCCACCGAGGACTTGCGCCCGCAGGTCTGAAGCCGCCTTGCCCGACGTGGAAGGTGGCCGCGATCCGACCGGTTTCGGTACGGAGGGTGCGATCACCTTGGATTTGGTTGAAGGTTTGCTTGCGGCCGCCTTGGCAGTGGCATCGGAGGATTTTGCTTGGGCTGCGAGCCGGGCATTCATCCCGGTGATCGCATCACCGATCACCAATTCGTAACCGGGCAATCGCTTGAGCGCTGGCACGGCCCTGAGGGTGTCGGTAAGCACCTTGTGCTCGGGGGTTCCGGCCTTGAAGAGCTGCGGGTAGGTCTTCTTGGCCTCGGGCAGGATGTTTGCCCGTTCGGCAAGATAGGCGCGACGGTTCGGTGCGTGATCGGTGAGGAGGGCGTCTGTCTGGGCAATGTATTTCTGCATCTCGGCGCGGTCGACATAGCGCTCGGTACCGTCCGAGTTCTGCACGGTGGCCCCGTCCGGGTTGGACAATGCCCAGGCACGGACTTTCTTGGCGGCGCTGACTTTTGCCTCGAGTTCGTCCAACGACTCAAGATCCGCGAGCGGATCGTCGGCCGTGGGTTCGAGCTTGATGACGGAACGTTTTTCCAATTCGGCTTCCAGTGCTGCCTTTTCCTCCTTGAGGGATTCGGCCAGTTCTTCCGCCTCGCGGCGTTTCTTGGTCAGTTTGTCGATGCGTTTCTGCACCTTGTCATTCTCAACCGGTGCTTCCTCTTCATCCGATTCCTTGTCGTCGGGATTCTCTTCCGGGGTTTCCTTGCTGTCTTCCGACTGGATGGTTTCCAAGTCGTCACCCGTGGGCTCTTCTGACTCGGTCGCTTCCTCCTCGGTTGTTGGCTCGGCCTTCGGAGCGGGCTGCGTTACCTTGGATCTGCCAAGTGACGCTGCCACCTCGGGCGGGAGATGATCGAGGATGTCGGAAAAGGGGGTGGTTCCCTCGCTTCCTTTTGATGCTGCTGCTGTGCTTTCGCTCATGATGTTTGGGTTAGGCCATCAGGGGGCCGTGGACAGCACTTGCTTGCGCCGCCAAAAGACGGCAGATAGAAATGCAGGAAGATCCCATAGCGTGGAAATGTGTGCCTGCAGCGGTGCGGACTTTAAGGAGATTTTCTCGCGCAGTGACGCAGAGGCGCAGAGGCAAGGAACGGGTGAGAGGCTTCGATGGATTGGTTGTTCCCTCCTCATCGTGTTTGAGCATCACCCTTTTCAGTTTGGTCTTATGTTACTCAATACAGCGTGCACACTGCTTCTCACTGCCAACCTGCCTAATTGCTGGAACCGACGAATCGATTCCGTATCCGCGTCCACGCATGGTGGATCGAAAGTTTTTCCCGCTTCAGATCGTCATCTGATTATGGCACGCGGGGAATGCTTTGCCTTGGCCATCACGCAACCTATCGATTACGGAAAGGGAGTGGGGCGAAGCTGTAAAAGATCAATTTCCTCCACGCTTGGCCATGGCATTGGCGCGGAGGTTGAGCAGGTAGTCCTGAAATTTGTCCAGGCCGTATTCACCTCCGAGGGCAAAGAGTGTTTCGCGATCGTTCTTGATCGTCGCCTTGGCACTTTCTCTGGCCTCCCAGCGTGCGCGGTCGATCAGTTCCAGGATCGCCTGCATGAGCGGGTGATCCGGGTCCATGGCAAATGCTTCGAGGAGCTGGTCGTCGGACATCGGTCGGGATCGCACCACCTCGACCCGCGTGAACTTTTTGGCAATTGCTTTGCGGATGCGTTCGAACATGGAACGATTAGGCCGATTTCTTGGCTGGGATTTTGGCGGCGATCAGGTTGGCCTCAAGCATGGCGAGGAGCTTTTGCGCCGGATTGAGTTTCTTGAAACGGATTTTCTTGGCTTTCATTCGGAATTATTGATTCGGACCCAGTCCGGTCTGGCCGCCTGGAAGCTGTTCACCGGGCTGATTGAGAATCGGCTGAGTTCCCACGCGGCCGATCACCGCGTTATTTTGCTGCTGAAGCTGGAAATCGAAAAATTTCATTCTGTTTTGAACCATCTTTTGAAGGACGGGACGCGCCTGAACCATTTGTGCCAATTCGGGATTGGTCTGGATCGATTGCCCGAGCACCTGCTTGCGAAGTTGGTAATTCTGACCAGGCATCGGCTGCATATCGGGTTCGATACCGGCAACCATCTTGGCAAGCTGCGCTTTCTCGTCCTCGACCTGCGCGGTCGTGGCCTGACCCACCGGCTGAAGCACGGCACCGGCCATGTTCGGGTCGATGGCCGAAAAGATCATCGGGAAGAGCTTGCTGAAATCGGTCTGACCGAAACGGTCAAGAGACAGGGCTCCCTGCAGCAATTGCATTTTCTCCTGCAGAAGTTCGTGATTCAAATCACGGGAATCAAAGTCGAGCATGATGTCGAACATTCCTTGGATCGACTTCTGGTCGTTTTGCCAATCATCCGGAAGCTCTCCGACGATTTTCTGAACCGTGGCGCTGTCCATGTATTGCATCATGAGTTGCAGGGTCTGCTGGACGACCATGCGCATCTCAATAAGCCAACCATCGATCAAATCCTGCTGGTGGAGCTGGGCGATTTGCGGAGGGCAAAGCTCGGTCATGCGTCCGACATAGGTGTCGAAGGTTGCCTGAGCTGCCTTCTCAACTTCGATCGACGAATTGTCCGCCGGGGGAATCGGCAACCAGGAGATTTCCTCACCCCTCCGCTGCGGCCATTTTGTACCGGGCCCGAATGTGAGGGTGGTTGCGCCCCTTGAAGGCGGCACCAGAAGGGGAGGAAGGACGCTGATGGAAGTGCGATCGGTCCGGGCGTCACGCTGGACTTTGATCTCGTTTTCCATCGTGTAAGTGACCGTGGGGATGCCGCGGGACTCAAGGATTACGCGGGCGATCGATTCCCGCTGGTGGACCACATACGGATACTGGCCGTGCTCGTACGGCAGAGGTTCGTCGAGCCCGACCATGTCTTTGACGGCAAGGCAGAGGACGGTGTTCCAGACCTGAGGAAGACCATCGTCGTCGATGCTCTTGCGGCGGAAATGGAAAATTTCGATCAGGTCACGGCGCTCCCAATCGAGGATGCCCCAGAAATTGCGGCGGGACTCGGAAAGCAGGAGCAAATTGGAGGTCAGGGTGTCGACGATGTAACCTTTCTTTTTAACGGCAGCTTCGACCCAGTCGGGATCGTATCCCTGCGTGTTGATCCTGTCCCTCAGCTCGCTTTCGGTCACCCGTTCGCGATGCGCCACCCAGGGAGCCCTCTGGATGTCGTCGGTGATGGCGGGGAAGAAAATGTCGACCATCGGAAGGAGCGCCTGCCAGCGTGGCATGGCCGCAAACACTTCCGGCACCGGAACCGATGTCTGTCCGGTTTCCCGAAGTTCCTTGAGACACTTCCGAGCAGCCGATTTCTTCAGGATCGGGGAAAGCTGCATCAGTTCGCGCAAGCATTCCTCTTCCCGAAGCGGGTCCATGATTGCCTCAAGCACTTTCTGCAACGCCTGATCGACGGCCTGGGGGTCTTCGCTTTGGGCCATCATCTGGGCAAGACCAGGGATGGTGATTTCCTGTTGGGTTCTGCGAAGCTGCTGATCCCACATGATCGAAGTCACCGAGGCTCCGTAAGTCTGGCGCCAGTTGGCTGCCAGTTGGAGCTCGCGACGGATCTGGGGACGCATTTGGTTCCAGATGACGTATTTCAACAAATTGCTGACCTTGTCCGAATACACCATGTCGTCGCTGTCGACGGCGACGGCCTGAGGTTTGGCACGGGTGAAGCTCTGCATCATGAGCATCACCTGCTCGTTGATGGCGGCATCAATGATCCGCGTCCTGGTATCGCTTGCCCCCTCCCAGGGAAACGGGTTGGCATTGAGATCCGACCCGTGTTTGCGACCGTCGTCCGACTGGCCGTTCCAGAGATTCAGGCGGGCGGCGTAGGCGGCTTCAGACCGGGTATAGTACCAGTAAGCGTCGCGCGTGGCCTGGATGAGCTCTGTGGAAAGGACTCCCAGGTTGTCGACCAACGATCCATCGGCGTCGAGTGCTCCAAGTCGTTCGATCTTTGATCCGATCTCGTCGTCGGGTGTGCGCGTGTCCATGTCGGCCGAGGGTGCCTCTCAGGACTCGGGGACTTTAAGGAGAAGTTGTTGAAAAATCTGAAAAACAGGAAGACAGGAACCGAATGGATAATGTGGAACTCAGGAAATCAGGAAGGAAAATGTTTGATTTTATCTGCGTCCCTCAAAATTCCTTTTGAAAAACGGTATGCACATTCTCGGTGTAGGCTGATTCTTTTTGATTGATTTTTGTCAGAGGTTCCGTGCCAATAAATGTAAGGAATTTTCAATTTTTGGCCGCAATAGAAACAATCATCCTGAAGTTCCATGGCGTCGGCCGCAGTATATGACCCGCCCATTCCTAATTCTTCAATCAGAAGGCGCTTGTCTTCATCGGAAATACTTGGATCGTTGACCCATGAAGGGCGCTCAAGTTTAAAAGTGCGATTTGTAATAATACTCATTTTCCTGAGTTCCTGAGTTTCATATTTTTAGATTTCAAACTTAATAATAGCCGATAGGATGAGCCTGTGGCCTTAAAATATCACCCTCAAGGTACTGAAGGTCGGCAAGGGCGGCATACCTGAGCACGTCGACCACATCCTTGAGAGCTCCCTTTCGGCCATCTGCCCCGGTCCATTCCTTGAGGGCATAAATGACATTGGTGCAATCCCTGCTCACAAAGAGACGCGGTTCGTTTCCCATGGCGACCTCTTTGTCAGGGTCATAGCTTAGTAGGTTGTTGATCAGGTCGATGCCTTCGTCGATGTTTTCACCGCTTGCGGGAATGAAATGCAGTCCGATCTCGGAACATTCTTCCAGAAGTGTCGTGACACCGGTGCGTTGCAAAGTGGCGCTGGCGGCATAGCGGGAATCCATGAATCGCTCGGCGATCACCTCTCCCGCTTCGACCCGGTCGATCTCTTCCTTGTATTCAAGCAGGCCCCAACCAAAGGATTTCTGGGCTTCGCCGGGATCTCCGTCCTGCTTGTTGGCGCTCGGCAGCGCCCAGGGACCGACCACACCAATGCCGGTGATGTATTTCTCGCTGGCCGGCCATTCCCGGTAGACAAACATCCGGCCGCGGACATCGACCCTGACCCAGATCATGAACCAATTTCGACCCGAACAGGGATCGACGATTTGAAAATTGCTTCCCTTCTCGGGAATCTTGTCGGGGTCGATGACATGGACATCGTCCCGGAATCTCGGGAACCTGCTGACCCGGCTCTTGGTCGCCACCCCGTAGGCTCGGCAAAGAATGGTTTCCTTGTTCTTGTTTTCCAACACGACCTTAAGCGAGGGATAATTGCCAAAAGGATTGTCCTGGGTGTGGAAATAGATGATGGAACTGTTTCGGTTCACCGGTTGCTGAATCAGGGGAACCTTTTCAAATCCCGTTCCGTTTGCTTTGGGCAACAACTCGGCATCAGCCTCGGAGATTGTGGTGGCTCCGTTAAGAACACTGGCCACCGTCGGGGTGTATCCTGCGACCGGGGTGAAGGTGACGTGGAGCACCCCGTTCCGGGTCAGGAGTCGGTAACGCAATGCCTCAAGCCAGTCCGGGGTGATCAATTCATCCCCCCAGGCACAATCCAATTCGGCACCTTCCACGCTTCTCACATCCATGCTGTAGAATTTGAAAACGCACATTGAGCCATTCGGTAGCACCAGTTTGTTTTCGGTGAAACCCCCGCTGATCGAATAGTTGATCTTGGTCGTCGTCCCCTGGCGCAGTTTTCCGGTCTCGGTCTTGTACTCGGGCGGCAGATATTTGTAGATCAGGCCTTGTTGGTTCTCGATCGATGAGGCCTCGGTGCTTTGCAGGCACCAGACTTTGGCAAAGTCCTTGGCAATCATCAGTTCAACGATCCGCTTGGCCGCCCGCTCGCTCTTAGCGGCACGGTTGCCGCCCAGATTCCATTCCTCAATGACGCCGACGGGATATTTCTCCCGCAGCCGGGCACGCTCGGCATCCGCCCGAACCCAGCTTACCGGTTCAAATCCATAGCGGAGGGGATCGGATTTCTCGAGCCTGATCCCTTCCTCGCGCTTGGTAATGTACTCGGCAAGCTGATCCTGGGTGAACAACCGCTCCCGATCACCCACACGGGCCGCGATCCGGCCATCGGAACGTCGGCCGATCAGCTCGACAACAGGATGTACCGGATGCGGGGTTTGGAGCATTTGGTTAGGTGGTTAGGCTGAAGACTGTAGGTTGTTAGTCTTGATGCTGAACCTTCAGCTTTTGCACTTCGTCTCGTAGGTAGCAAATAGCCCTTGCCGTGTGAACGCATGACCATTCAATTGATGCGATGTCGGCATCCAGCGGCATCTCATCTTTCTTTGGCTCATCTACTAATTTACTACTAATTTGTTTACAATTAGTAGTTGGCAACGGGCGGCGGGTGCGGAATAGGTAAAACCTAAATCGTTTTGACTTTCCTCCAATCATGGAATCCATCAAGGGTTCGTATTGAGCTTCTCCCTTCCATCGACACTCATCTCCCTCGCAAATCACCTCGTCAAGGCCAACCTCTCGCCATTCGGATTGTTTTAACTTCGCATCGTTATTCCCCTCATGGGTGAATTTCGTTACATTTCCTATGCACTTGTCAAGATGTGCATAGGTTTTGGGTTCCTCTGGCGCGGGGGCGAGTCGGGCTTCTAATTCAATCTCGGCAACTTCTTTCTTCAGCCAAGTGACTTTCCCAAACTTGTCATTTTCGTAATCAATGTCGGCAAGTCTTATGGCTTCTTCGGCCATCTCAATCGCTCTGTTCAGAAGCTCCCTGAGCTGTGCGACCTCTTCCTCGCATTGCATATCTCGGTCGATCATGGACATTGCCTTTTCAAGCTCCTCCCTTAGCATTACGACCTCGTTGTGGTCTCTGTCTGATAATTGTCCCTTTTTGGGGTAGTGATCAGACTCGTGGAATATCCACCACCATTCTTCTTTGGTGATCCAGCGGACGGTTCCTTTGTCCACCATGCAGACATTTCCATCCTTTTTAGTTAGAAAATATCCCGTAACTTTCCTATCTGGATCACAAAGTAGAGAATCAACTTTTGATTTGCATACGCCGTTTTCTAGTTCGTAGCGAAGTGCATCCGTCCTCGGCGTTGGTGTGGTGTCGGGGTTCATTTGTTTGGTTCCTCTGGCGCGGGGGCGAGTCGGGCTATGTCATCCCGCAACCTTTCAAGCTGCCGATAAAGCATATCCCCATCCATGCTGTATTCTGATCGCTGAAGCGGCGTGATTGCATCATCAGCAATCTCAATCGCTCGGTTAAGAAGCTCCCTGAGCCTTGCGACCTCTGATTGTGATGATTTAAGCTCCCCTTGCAGTTTGTCAGCGTGCTCCCAAATAGTCCCAGCAGGATCTTGTCCTTCTGCAATATGAGCGTTTTTTAGGTCGATGTATTTCTGTTTCCAGTCACGCCAATGAGATGCCTTTGAAGCTAACTCAAGAATTTCTTTGTTGGTTCTGCGTCCATCGTCTCCAAGAGCATTACGGATTTGAGAGATTTCCTCCCTGAGCCTTGCGACCTCGTTGGTTTTCTCGGTGAATTCGCGTTCTAGTTGGCGTCCGGTTTCTACTGGCACTACAAAGGCTTTTAAGCCCATGGCCTCGCAAGCCTCATCCGTCCTCGGCGTTGGCGTGGTGTCGGGGGCGGCCATTACCAGGGAATGTCGTCGGTGCCGTGTTCGGATTCCTGTGATTTGACCGAAGGCGCCTCGACCCTTTGCTGGGGAACCCAAGGCTCTTTGACCTCGCCCTTGATGTATTTCTGGCCTTCGATTTTAGAGCCCGTCTTTCCTTCGTTGACCCAACCGGCAAGTTCAAATTTGGTGCCGTCGGGCAACTCGACCGTTCCGGAATACTGGGGTTTGCGGGGGTGATCCCCTTCGCGCCTGATGGTTTTGAAAAGGACAAAAGAACCTTTTGCCGGGATGTGGGGTTGTTCGCTTGGCGTCATGACTGGGTTGTTGGTTTGGTTGGTTTGATTGTTTTTTTGACAGGAATCTCTTCGATATCAGCCTCGATGCGCCTCCACCGGTCGTTCCAAAGCACCGAGGCAATTTGCTGTTCGCACAAGATGGTTTGCTCCTCATCCAGATCGGGGAACACGATGTGCAAAAGTTCGTGAAGCAGCGTCCCGAGTCTTTCTTTTTGACCTTGCCGGGGATCGAGCTCGATCAACGGGACCACCCCGTAATGGGCCATTCCAACCGCGGCCTCCCTTCCCATTTTGCGATCCCGGAGGCGAATGGTTTTCCGGATGTTGATGCGAACTTTCATGAAATGGGATGCGGTGGAACAGTTCGCTTGTTCGCCGCACTTGGCTTGGTGGATGTTTGTTTGATCTTTGGTTTCTTAAAAATGGCATCCCAGTTTTCCCTGAACTTGGGTCCGAGATTGCGGGGGGATGATCCTTTGCCAGCGCTCATGCGTTTTTCTCAATTTTGCGGCAGGCCATGTATCCGAGTTCAAAGGCTTGCCTGAACCTTTCCATGGCATCGGTGATTATGGTGCCGTTGGGGTTCACCGAGCGGATGCCCTCGGTTTTCCAATATCGTTTCCAGATCGGGTCTTCGGCATAGGTTCCCGGGTTGTCAATCGGGTCAAAGGGTCGGTCAAAATCAAACGGCAAAGTGTCCCGATCCCTGGTAATGGCGGCACGGCGGCGCTTTTCCTCGGCGGCCGCATAGGCGGCCTGCAGTTTGGCATCACTCATGGGTTGATTCCGTTTCTTTTTCGGATGCCTCGGCCTGATCGATCCTGATGTCCTCGACGATGTTCCGAAGCAATGCGCAGCGGTCGTCATTGCGGCCGTGGTATTTCTTCAGGGTTTCGTAGTAATGATGAATGAGGGCGATGAGGCGTTCGCGCATCATCTCTCCCCCGAGCTGGTACTGGCGTGTCTCTTCGGGTGTCATGGGTATGGGTGTGGGGTGTGTTGCTGACTGGGAAGATTACGGTTCCATCTCTTCGATCTGACTCACGCAGCGGGCATAGCCCGCTATGTCGACCAGGTTGTCCCGTTTAGGTGTCCTTGATTGGCGGGCGACTTTAAGAAGAATCATCATCAGGGCGACGTCCGCGGGGCTTAAAACGCCTTCGATGCCGATCGATTTCAGATGGGCGTTCCAATATCCGGCGATCCGCTGGTGATTGGGCAAGGCGTGGTCGTAATCCCTCCGGCGGTCACCCGATGTGCAATTGAGCGCTTCCGATAAAATCGACTGGATGGAGGCATCCGGCTTTTCGGGCAGGATCTGGTCGACGCATTCCCCGCGATATTCCTCGCGGATGAGTTCTTTAAGCGGCAAGGGTTTCAATGTCATCGTTTTCAGGGGTGGAATTGATTTCTGTTTCTTTGTAAATTGGAGCCTTGGGCAGGGTGCTTCCATCCCGGCGGTTCTTCCCGGCATGGGAATGCCCGTGAGACCACCAGAGCTCTTTGGAGGTCAAGAGGGGCTTGTTGGATGGTGACAGCCCGATCCGTTGGCGAAACACCTCGGGCCTCCAGACACTCTTGGAAGTCGACATCCGGTCACAGAGGCGGTCGAAATCTTCCCCGCATAAGAATTCAATGAGTTCTTTGACCTCGTAAGCATTGCGATACCCGATCGGCATGAATCGCCAATTTTTGTTCACTTCGTAATTCCAGAGTTCATAACGAATCTCGGTGCCGCTCACGCAACCCATCTCTCGGAGGATGACGTAATCTTCGATGGCTCGTTCGACAACGGAAATTGCCAAACGGGTCCAGGGTTTATCGATGGGGATCATGCAGTTGCTTGGTTGGGGTTGATTTTGCTGAATTTTTCATGCTCCTGATCCCAGGCATTCCTGACCACTTGGTCATTTAAGCCAAAGGACAAGAATGTGCGTTGATACATCCCCCCGTTCTCAACGATGACCCTGACATCGGTGGCCGGGATCATGATGGAATCGGGCTGATGGATGACGTAGGGGTGACCCATGAGGATCTTGCTGATGTGGAATTTTCGGTTCTCGGTTTCCATGATCATGCGGCCTTCTTCCCACCCGAGTACCCGGACTGGTATTTCTCGGAATTGTTGGTGTACATCTCCTCGGTCTTGTCGCTGAACTTGGTGTTCTCTCCGGAGAACATGAGCTCAAGCGGGCCAGTGGCTCCGTCACGTTGTTTTTCGATGAGAATGGTGCAAGGCTCAACCGGAGCCTCTTTATCTCGATGCATGAGGATGATGACATCGGCATCCTGCTCGATGGTTCCGCTCTCCCTAAGGTCACTGGCCTTGGGCAAAGAACGCTTGTCGGCATCACGGTTCAATTGGGCGAGCGCCATGATCGGTATGTGTAATTCCATGGCCAGTTGTTTGAGCCCTCCGGTAATGTCTCCGATCTCAAGCGCTCGGTTGCCATCGGCACGACGGCTGGGGCAGCGCATGAGCTGAAGGTAATCAATTACGATGAAATCGAGCTTGCCCTGGTACTTCATGCGGCGGGCGACCGAACGGAGCTGGTGCAGTGTGATGGCGGGAGTGGTCTCAAGCCAAAGGTTCCCCTCGGCGATCCTCGCTCCGGCCATGCCGATCCGCTGGAGATCCTGCCTGCTCATGAGTCCATCCTTGATCCGCTGCAGGGTGACACCAGACTCACTGCAGATCATGCGGTTGGTCTGCTGGGTTCGACTCATCTCCATGCTAAAGAACAGGCAATTGAACCCCTCCTTGACCGCGTGGGTCAGGATGTTAAGCGCCAAAGAGCTCTTTCCAATGGCAGGACGTGCACCCAGGACGATGAACTGGTCGGGCTTGAACCCTGTCAGCATTCGATCCATGTCCTTGAATCCGGTGGGGATGCAGCCGGGCTGGACGGCTTTGCCTCGGTTCTTGTACATGGTCTCAATCTGGTCGAGCGATTCCTCGACGCACTTGCTGATGTGGGCAAGGTTGTCACCCTGCTTCTTGTACACGTCACGGATGCCAAGGAATTCGCTTTCGGCCATGCCGATCAGTTCCTGAGGATTGCCACGGTCGTCATAGCTCAGGCACTGGGCACGGATGGTGTCGCAGGACTTAACCAGTCGCATGAGGACGGCCTTCCGCTGCACCTCGTTCATATGCTCGGTGAAGAGATGGGTCGTTGAGGCAAACATGGCGATCTCGGCCACGGCCGCGGCGCCACCGGCGGCATCGAGGAGCTGTTTGTCGATGAGGTGCTGGGTCACCGAAATCATGTCGCACCCTTGGCGGTTGGCATGACGATCCAGGATCGCCTCGCAAATGGTCAAATGACCACCACCCCGAAATGCCTCTGCCAAGGCCATGCCGACCCCCTCGAGGACAGGCCCGACGTAATTCGCCGGATCCTGCATCATGCAAGAGAGGACGATCTTCTCCGACTCAGGGGAAGGATTGGGAAGCGAGAACAGGTTGCTCATGCAGCCTCCTTCATGGATTGATGCCAAGCACTTGCCACATCTTTCATTAAATGAATTTCAATAAGATCCCGACCAAGCCCAGCGGTCAGCTTTTTGACGCATTGGGGGTGCAGCCATAATTCCGAACCTTTGGAAACAGGGGCCGTGGGACTACCTCCCACCCAATAAATACAAGGAAACGTCATTGGTTCATGGCACAAAAAACAAAAATCTGCACCCTTTGAACCATGCTGAAACCATTCGCAATTTTCGTTATACAATACGCTCATGCGGCCTCCTTCCATGACGCACCGCAATCCTTGCAAGTAATTAGAAAGTAATCAGAAATAATTCCATTAGGAATCGTGCTGCTCCAAACAATTTTATTTCCATCTTTTATAACCTCATTTCTGTATGTGCCATCTGGATAAAAATCCCTACTCCAAGAGCATCGCCCTTCATGATTACAATTTGTTTGCCTATAATTAATTTCCAAATCGTCACTTGAAATAAAGCATTCAAGACTAGACATGGCTGGCTTAAGTATAAATTTACTTGGAATCATGCTGCCTCCCTTTCATTGCAACGAATGTCGGCACTGATCTTGGCGGCCAAGGCCGCGCACTCACGGATCTCTGACTGAACGGACTGCGGCAATAAGGCAAAGGTGCTGGGAAAGTTTGCACTGGCAAGGCCGTCCGGATAGCTCTCGGGAAACTGGTCGACCAGGAGCTCTCGCCAGTTGGCAGGGTGTGACTCAACAATGGTGAACTTTTCTTTCTTCCCAAATGACGACCCTTTCTTTTTTGCAATTTCGGTCGCTCTCTGGATCTCTCCGTTCCAATTGTTGAGAAGGGTTGCAAGGTCACGGCGGCGGTACTCTGCAACCTCTCCTCCCTGGGCAAAATACCACTCGAGAAGCAACCAATCTCCCTCGGAGGTGGATTCGACGGCCCCTTTATTTTTTTTCCATGCTCGCTCTTGGGAAGAATCGAGTGCTGTCGATGGCTTCATCCGAAACAGCATCTTTGCCCGGTGCAGGGCGAGATTCTGATCGATCAGGTCGATGGATGTGTCCCCCGTGGGGACTACAGGGGTATCTGATACCTGATTACTGATTACTGATAGGGTTCGACTCGCTTTGTTATGGGATGCCAGTGGGTTTCCTTTGGGTTTCCTTTGGGAAGCGGATGGGCGTCCACCTCTTTTGCCGTTGGCTTTGTTTTTCTCGCAAACGGCATGATATTCGGCGATCTCGGCGTCTGCTCGACCATTGATCCATCCTTTTTCGGTCTCTGTGAAGAAGTCGGTAAGCACGGTAAGCACCACCTCGCTTGCCATCTGGATACGTCTGGCAACCCATTCGGTTTCGAGTGGGATAGGACTCTCTTCGGTGTAGTAAAGATCAAGGAGTCTCCGGAAACATAGATACTCGTCATTGGTCAGGTGCCGGGTCTGTACGGAATAGTCGTTGATGTGAAATTTGAAGAAATGCATGGATGAATTGTCCTGATTTTTTAAGCGCGGCCCTTGAACTGGGGACGGATGGTGGTGCTCCAGATCTTGGCATTTTCACTCGGCTCGGCCTGATCGATGACCATGCCGCGGCACCACTGGTCACGATCTGCTACCCTGACCCTCAGGACATCCTGTCCACCGGGAATCTTTGCCAGGACAAGTTGAGGATTTGGAATCTGGGTTCCGGTGACGATAAGGGTGCGACCTTTTTTTAAGATCTCCTCGAGGTGAGTAATTCCCGCCTGCTTGATGCGGACAAATCCGGACTCCCTAGTGAAATCGACTCCATGATCCAGAAGTGCCTTCCGGAGCCATTGAAAATCGTCCAGGGGGATTCCAAGGCGTTCGGCAGCGCCTTCCTCGGAATAGGTGATTCCATCCTTGGGCGTGGCCGTTGGGATGGATGCCTGGACGGGTTCTTTTTCGATCAGGGCGGCCAGTTTTCCGCCCCCTTCTTTTTTGGTTTTTTGTGTCATGGTCGTGTGTGTGAAAGTGGTGCCGGTCTTTCCCGGCTTGTCAGCGTGTTGGTTAAGCGGTAACGCCCGCTGAATGGTCAGACCTTAGGCTGCAGGCAATGCAGAGCCGGGCGTCTCGGTGGCCGGAGTCGTGGCAGCTGCCAATGTGTCCTCGGTGGCCTGAACGCCTTCCTGAACAACCTCAGGAGTAACGACAGGTGCCTCTGATGCTGCTGGGGCATTCTGTGCCTCGTGATGACGGACAAATGCCTCGATGTGCTTCACAGCGTCATCGATGTCCTTTTTAACGGTTCCAAGGAATGCCTTGGCCTCGGCGGTGATGGTTTCTATGCTCATGCGGTCTTTTTTTTGTTTTTTGCGTCCCCTTCTTTTTTCTCTGGATGGTGGGACAGGCCTTCCTGAGAAGATGCGTTTGCAATAAAATTTCCGGAGGACTGATCAGTCGCGGTTTTTGCCAATGCCGCCGGATCGACCCCCCTCCCCCCCTCCTTCGAGGTGTCGGCTGCCGTGTCCTGGTCGAATCCGGAGGGGTGGTTTGTATCCAGAGTTGTAGCCGGATGAACGTCATCTCTTTCGGATGCTGGAAAGATCACTGATAAATGATCAGAGGATGACAAATCGGCCGCCGGATCTGGCAGGGACGGCCGCGCTATTGAATCCAAATTCCCCGCCGCTGAATTGATTCCAGAACCATCCTGAACAAGTTCCACATCGATTACTGGAAGGTCATCCAGCATCCGCTCCAAACCTGCCGCAACTTGAGACTGCTCAATCTTCTCAACCCTTGCAGTGACGCCTCCGGTAAGCACTTGACCTTTATCAATCAGGATACCGACGGCCATCGACAACTCACCTGCCTTAATGTCTCCGGCAGCAATCTTCTCCTCGAGGAGCTCGACACCCAAAGCAGCCACCTTCAAAGCACGGGCACCAAGATCTTTTCTATGTGTGTCAATAGTCGCACCTTCCCGCAGTTGCACCGCTTCGATCGTCCTGTGATGCAACCCGGTCAATCGCTTGATCTCACGAATGCCAGTTCCCTGACCCAGAAGTTGAACCGTGATCCGATAAAGATCTGGCCTTTGAGATAACAATCGTTCGCCAGTAGAAACACCCGTGAATGCCGGAGTGCCGACCTTATCGATCGACAAATCCTCCGCAGGAAATAGTTCCGAGTTCTCGGTACTCATCACATTCTTGCCCTGTAAATACCCACCAAAAAAAAGAAAAGGGCGCCCAACAAACAAACATCGATGAAATCGTGACTCATGCCATTCGTTCCTCAATGAACTTTTGAAGCGACGACTCCGGAAAACGAATATCCTGCTCGAGCCTGAGGACCTTTCCGAACTTACCGGCCTTCACATAACGAAGAACCGTGTTCCTATGAACGCCGAGTCGAGCGCATACGTCCTTTGTGCTTAGAAACCGCTCAGATACAAAATTTCCCCCTTTCATCGATCGCTCCCTGGATAAACCGTGGATTGGATACGAAGACCTTCTTCACGCTCCATGGCGGCCGTATAACCGGTCACCTTGCAGTACCAATCCCACAAACGGCAAATGAGATTCATGGCAATAATTCCGCAGTGATTGATTGCCCGGTGCGCATCCAACGATGACATCCACGCCAGATCGCCTGAGCGGCAGCAGGGTCATTGGTAAATGCCCTCATCTCACCGTTCAGAAGCACTTCATAAAAAAAAGAAACGCCCGCGCCATGAATTGCCTTTAGGAATTCACCAGGGACAACCTTGCGAAGGGTCAAACGATTGCGACCCTGTTTAATTTCCAGCTCAATAATCTCCGTGCTCATGATTAACGAAGAGCCATCCGGTAACCGGGCTGACGACGTGCAGGCAAAGATCGATCGAGCCAGCCATTCTTGCGGCGGCTCACGAACACCGCTACGGCCGCCAGGATCTCCGCGGCCTCACGCCGCCCAGCAATAAGAATTGCTGCAAAAAGTGAAAGGCAGAGAGTAATCATGCTGCCTCCTTTTCAGATTCCTCCGAGGATTCTGTAATTTCTTCAGCGAGACGTTTCGTCAGGATCTGACGAATGATCGTTGAACGGTTTGTGCATTGTTGTTTTGCCTGCTCATCGAGCCACAGAACTAGATCCTGTGGCACTCCGGAGGCCGCGATGGTGGTCGTGTTTGCCATAAGTGTTTTGCTTACGGCGAAAATCCTTAAAGGACATTTAAGGAATCTGCAAGAGAAATCCTTTAAGGAATTGCAAGGATTGTAATAAAGACTTTCAAAATCCTTAAAGGATGGTATCTTGAAAGCATGACAAAGAAAAACAGCAACATGGGGAAATCGTCCAAATTGGTTGCCACATCATTGGAATTGGATCTCGTTGCCCGGATCGATCAATTGGCACATCGAGATCACATCACCCGTGCTACATGGATGAGGGAAGCCATCATCCATGCCTGGAGAGAGTCCAAAGAATTTAAACGCACCCCATTGCATGGATACCTGACCACGCCCATCAGCATCCCAACGGCCCCGCTTTCAGAACCCAAGCAAACCAAAAAACAAAACGGCAAGGCCTAATGACACCCTGTTATACCTATAGCAACGACCTGATTGATTCAAAGCTGATCCATTTCGAAATCACATGAACAAATACATTCAAATTCTTATCTGCATTTTACTTGGAGCGATTGTTTTAGGACTTTTGAGACTTCCAGGACGTTATCAAATCAGCACCGTGGAATATGCTTCCCCATTTAGAAAATCCTCTACTATTTCCGTATTATTGGACACTTCGACCGGACGGATCAGAAAACTCACGCAATTTGATGACTATTTAATCTGGTGGTCACCAGAACCTACAAAATCAACGTGGGAATCTTGGAACACATCGAATTCCAAACAAACAACAACCAATTCCGTAAAATGAAATTCCTTACCTTTATCACCATCCTTTCCGTAGTCGGCACAATTCATGCCCAAGTCGTCAACGGCCCCAACGGCAGCTACATTGTCCAGCCCGCCGGAAACGGCAACACATTGGTGACCGGCGACAACTCCAGCACCTACATTCAGCATACATGGAACGGGGTCAACATCATCAGTTCTGGATCTCAAGTCGACCAGGGCGCCCTGAATGCCGCGGCCTTAATCGTCCCACCACCAAACTCACCGGCACCGATTGTTCCATCAAATCCCTAGAGTTGTATCTCAACCTGTATCTTTACAAATCGGACAGAGTAAAAAAGCAAAATGTCATTCAGCGAATGATTCATTGATGCGGGCATGGGATTTACTCTTTTGAGATACAGTTGACCACTTATTCAAATCTGTTAAACCTACATCCATGCAAGTCACAACCTTCACCAACCGAAACACACTAAAACTTTGCAGAGTTGTAGCCAAGTTGTAGCCAGATACAAACATTAGAACCATCTCGATCACCTCAAACAATCCATCATTATGAGCGCAAAAGTTGTCGGAAAATTCAAACATCAGGGCAAATCCTATAGTTTCTATCAGAAGACAGGAAACCCGAATCTCTACATCCGCATTCAGCATCAGGGGAAGCCCCGGTGGAAATGCCTTGACACCTCCGAGAAAAAGCCCGCCGCTATTCGAGCCGGTGCCTGGATTGATTCTTTGTTTGCCAGCAAGTGGGATGTTTTGGAGACCCTGAAGACCAGGAATGATTTTGCAACCATCGGCGAGATCACCGAAACCTTTCTGGCCAATGTCCGCCACCTTGGCATCAAGCACGTCACGGCCCTCGGTTATGTGGTCAGTCTCAAGAACATTTTGTCCGATGCATTGGGCACCAATGATCCCGAATCCTTAAAATCGACCGTCCTGACAGGAGAGACATTGAATAAATTTGTGGCCGTATCGCGCCAGGCAGGGCGTCCGGATTGGTCGATTTCGGGTCAGATCGGGCAAGCCAGAAGCATTTTGAAGGAGCGCGAAGGCCGCATGGAGATTTACAGCGCACTCAAATTGCCGAACCTGACCAGTTGGAGAAATGCCAAGTGGGCATTTGCTGTCAATACGAAGCGGGGATTCGTTCCCTTCGCAACCCAGCAGGTCATTGATCTCGAGACCGCGGCAGCGCAGCTCTATGTCGATAGGAATCCTGTATGGATTGCATATACCCTGATGAGTTTATTCGGTCTTCGTAACAGCATGGTATTTAACCTCAAGAAGAGCGATTTCATTTTCGATGGCGATCAGATCAGATTCACGGTCAAGGGAGATTATGCCGAGGCCAAGGCCGTCGAGCATACCATTTCCAGAGAGACCTATGAGAAAATCAGCACATTCTTTGACCAGGGCGAATATGTGGTGCCAGGGCACCAGACCGCCCGGAAGAAAATTTGCAATGAACGGATTTGTGCATTTATGAAGAGTTATGTGGATCGCACTGCAGAGGGAGAGCGCAAAAAGGCTTATTTACTCCGGAGACAGGCAGGAACAGTAAAAGCATATACTGAAAATATTTTTGCCGCTCAGGCCATGCTGGGTCACAAAAGCGTCAAGACCACCGAGAATGATTACGGCCCCCGTGTGCTTCGCAGTGCCGGGATCTCACCCGACGACATACTCAAGTTTTACCGCATTGAGGAGAGACAGGCCGCGTCCTGACAGGCTTAGAGAAACCTGTAATGCGGGGTTGGGTAAAGTCCGCGGCTAGGTGTGGGCACGCGAAATTTCTTCATTTCTGCTTTTCCTGCAACTATGGCATCTTTGATTAGTCTTGCCGTATAGCAGCAGGACAAATTCCATTCTTCCTCAAGTTGTTGTCTTGAAAACCAACCTTTTGGTACTTGGTCTTCGGGTAAGAATGCTTTGATTTCCTTAGGTGACGGCGGCTTCATTGAAAATTATCAGTGAGCTGACCAAGAAGAGATTTGCCACCGATGATAGGGATATTCAAGTGCAGGAATTCGCCTGATCGAGCCACCGATTGAACCGCGAATCCGTGGCACCACCCGACCGGATTAGTATGTTGCCACAAGGGCTGGAGCTCACATAGACATCCAGGATTCCAAGCTTTGATCTGTCCGGAATGCACCGGTCGCGCCGAGGAAGATTGTTCCCGGTGCGTATGACCGAAAACCACATTTCCGGCAAAACTGTTCAGAGTGACCGTGGTGGCCTGTTTACTGGTTGAACTTCCATGTGTGAAATAGCACTTGCCCCGTTTAATCGCTCCGGGCAGAGGCAAATCATCATAAAACTCACCCTGCCTGTAATAGGAGATGCCGCGTTCCGCTAATTGGAGAAGGTATTCCGGTGCAAAGGCCCGGCGCAGGTACTTGGCGTCAGCAGGATTGCGGAGGGTTTGCGTCACCGCCCAAGTTTCGATCCTCCTTTCATGATTGCCTTCGATATAATCCACCTTGGCACGCGGAGCGACGACTGAAAGGACATCGAGGAACGCATTGGTTTCGGCGATGTCTTGTTCATAGGTATAAAGGGTTTCAGCGACATAACCGAGGGTGTGGTGTTGAGCCAGGAATCCACCACAATCCACATGATCTCCCAACAGGATAATTTCGTCTGGGTCAAGGGCAGCAATATCACCCAGGCACGCAGCCAAAGCTTCGTGGTCAACCTTGGCACCATGAGTATCAGGGATGATCACCCTGACGATGTCTTCACGGCCGCGGCGGGCTGGCTTGGCGGGCACCGGAGCTTTGGCCTTGGGTGTCTGGTGTGCTCGGTCAAGGGCGGCGGCCAGTTTTGCTTTGGCAACTTCGCTGGTTTTTAATTGTTCCTTGAGTCGAACGATTTCGGCGGCTTGCGAAACGGCATCGATTTCCCGTTTCAGGGATTTGGGGGAAGGAGGGCGTTTCATGGTGTTTTAGCCACATCCGGCATCATGTTGTTGTTCACCTTGAAATAATCGAAATGGAACCCCGCCTTGGGTTGGCCATAGGTTGGAGATCCGGGGTCGCGATCGGTGACACGGTTCATGTCTTCGATGCGGTCGAGGCGCAGCTGTCGGATCACTCCTTGAGGGCCAAAGTTTTGCGCCAGGGGATTGACATTTCTATGGTTCTTAGAAAATGACGTCAGGACAGCATTGATTTCATTCCGTTTGCCGATGCCGATGCCATTTTCTGATGGCATTCCCTGTTTGTGATTGTTCAGGTATGTCTGGAGGGATTGGTGCATGGCGGCCGCGTCATTGTTGTGAAACGGAAAGAGACCCTGATTGATTCCCTTGAGCACATTGCGCTGCACGGCAGAATCATCGACTACGGCGGCAAGCAGATGCCCTTGCTTGCTGAGGGAGTATTGATGTGGCTCCCAATAATTACGGGTGATCGACCTGATATTTCCCAAATTCAGCACTTTGTAAGCTCCCGATTCCCCGGTGCCGACGCGGTTGTATTTGATCTGATAGACACCGCCCTGCCCCGCATCATTTCGCCAGGTGTTGGCAATCGATTGAATCCAGGGTCCGAAATGCTTGAGCGCCCCCATCGTGGCCGGAAGGGCGGCACCCGTGACGACCCGTTTGCCATCCACCATTCTTGGTCCAAGCGTTGGGTCACTGGCAGGTTTGAGAGCGGTTCCGATGGCAGCGGCAATCTGATCTTTGCGGGCCTGATCGACGGCATTGATTTCTGCCTGTGATTTGAACGTGACCGTGCCGTTATCATTTCGCAGGAATTCGTTTTCAAAGACACCCGGCCGACCTTCCACCGGGCGCAAATTGACCAGGTTCGACCGTGCCATGTCATAGGGAGACCCCGATGGTGCGATCTGGGTTCCTTCGATCCGCCGGGCACCGAGATCGATGCCATTGAGCCAGCTATCGTAATTGCTGACATATTTGGCCAGTTGTTTGCTCAGGGTCGGGGAAGAACCAATGAGGGGATTGTCACGGAAAATGGAAGAAAGTGACCCCTGCACTTGTCCTGTCTGCGGATCAATTTGGACACCCAGCCCCTCGAGGCCGCGGGCATTCATGGCCAGGATGTTTCCGGTGGCTGCATCAGGATCGACATTGGCAGGAAGTCCTTGGCGGATCGAATTCACGTCGATTCCCGCCTGATTCATGTGTTCGGCAAAGACTTCATCCCGCGCCCAGTCCAGAGGATCTGCATCTCCGGCAGAAAGACCATTTTGAGACAGGGTCTGCACACGATTGGCCACACGATCTTCCATGGGTGCTGATTGCGGTATGGGTTCACCGGAGGCGGCAGCCCGTTGCTTTAGTGCGGCATCCTGTGCTTCGATCTGCCGTTGGGCATATTCCTTGGCGCGTGCTTCGATTCCATCCTGACCGTAAAGTTGCTGGATGAAATTGCGGGCATCCGAGCGCTGGGCCCCATCCATGACATGGGATGCCAGGATCGCATGACCAAGGGCCTCATGAACATCGGAAGGAAATTGAGCATCCAGGTTGATAAAGACCCGTGGACGTTCGCCTGGGGTTGCATCAACGAACATTCCGGAAGCGCCACGTCCTCCAAGGGCCGCCGAATTTGCGGCAAAGTCCGACCCATCCAAGGGAATCGTGTCTGCCGGAGCGATGCCCGGTTGATTGGCAAGGGCGGTTCCGACTTGTTTGTTAAAGTCCTCAGACCCCACCGGAATCACATCGGTTCCTTTGAGTGATAGCAAACCCTGAATGGCCGCCAGATTTTGCAAGCGTTCCGGCGGAAGGTTTGCCGTCTTGACGGCATCCCCGCCTGCTATTTGTGTGTCTGCCAAGAATCGCGCCACATCTTGATTTCTTGCTCGGGCATTGTTGCCGATGACCCGGGCCGCAAGACCGCCGATCATGCCAAAGGGAACTGCCGATCCAACCGTGGCGCCAGTTTCCTCATCGGATTTTCCAATGGTCAAGGGAAGCATGGAGACCCCTGCGGCAACTCCTCCTTCTGCAACCGCACCCGTCAGGCGGGAAGCACCCACAATCAAAGGGTTGTTAAGCGAAGAAGCTATCCGGCGAATCCATGCCGGGTACGTTGTGGAATTGGCAATCCTAGAAGGGGTTGAATCGATGGCCGCCGAACCGCCGGTGTTGACTGCTTCGGCTGCAACGGTTCGATAGGCTGCGGGTATTTCTGGGTTGATTGCAATTGCCTGCAAGGCAGGCTGGCGCAGGGCTCCCATTGTGTCGCCTGATTCCCTGAGGATCGTTCCCGCGATTTGGGCGCCGTTTCCGATTGTACGCACCACGGCGGCACCCTTGCGCAATGCCACATATCCCAAGACAGGTTTCATGGCACTCCATAGCGGATTGCCTCCCTCTTCATCATGGGTCGCGCCACTCCATCCGACAAGACCGGCACCACCGGCAAGGGCTCCGCCAGCGATATCGGCGCCGTCATAGACTTTGTTGCCAATCGTCACCGAAGGAATCACCGAATTGACCCTGTCGATGGCCGATTTGGCAACATTGTCGAGGAAGTCATTGGCCACGATTGTTCCAGCGCCAAGGCCTTGGAGAAGTCGACCGGATGCATATTTGACCATGTTTCCTATCGGCACGTTGGAAATTACCGCACCGGCCGCACTGGCCAATTCATTTTCAGGAGCGGAAAGCATGGCAGCCGCATCGGTGAGATCTTTGAGGGGGGCGGTTTCGGGTGCGTTGAACGTGGCGGCCAATGCGCTTTGCGCTTGCTGAGCGGATGCATCATCCGGAGCCAGTAGGGAAACAATGTGGGGGACCGACGTGATCGTAGGGTGTTCGATCTCCCGTTTGAACATATTGTTCTCAAGATAGTTTGAGTAATCGGCATCTGCCCCAGCCTTGAGCTGATCCGGGGTGGCATTGGCAAGTCCAGCATCCGCAGAACCATCGACGAGTCCTTGAATTCCTTGCTTGGCCTGTTGAATTCCGAGCATGGTGTTCATTGCGGCATTTCGGACACCTTGAAGCCAGGAATTGGCAACCCCCGTTTCGTGTTGAAGTGTTTTGACCGCGTAATCTTGAGAATCACCCTGATATTGGGGATAATTCATCAGATCCTTGATGGCACCATAGGTTGTTTGAATGATGCCCCCGATCCCTCCGGTGATGTTACCGGCGGCAGACCCCCAGAACCCCGGACCGCCCACCCTCTTGCGGGCCGCCTGGGCAGCATCCCATTGGTCGCGGGTCAGATCAACCGACGGATCATTGAGTTGCGCCGCTTCCAAAGCGTCAAGCTCCCTAGCGGTAAGTTCCGTGCGAATCGGTCCTTGCCCGTTTCCTGAATAAGGATTGGGCGAGGCTGGTCCCGAATAAACAGGATCTGGCATGGCCGTGGCACCGGCATCATTGATTTTGGAACGTGCCTCCAACGCATCAAGTTGTTCCGTACTCAGCTCTCCTTGATTTCCGCTATATTTCGACAGCAATTGCTGAATGCCCCCGGCGGTTTTGGGGATTTGATCGGCCGGAATCGACCCGATCACCCGAAGATCTTTGGTTCCGGATGCTTTATTGTATTGATCCGGCGCCGTAAAAATATCAACCACATTGGGATTTGAATTTCCGTGCTTGTCGGCGGCGATATAGGCCTGTCCTGTTTTGGCATCCTGAAAGATCGTTCCGATGGGATGCACCGAAGTGTTGACGGCCACCACGCCATTGGTGAGCGGAATATTCCTGACACCCAATCCCGCAGCGGTTCCTGAATCGCTCATCTCATCACCGACCCCGCCATTGGTTCGGGCTGGCAATGAGTAAGTGGTATAAGGTGTCGGTGAAGGTGTTGCAGAAGGCCCCGCGGCAACCGAACCTGATGACTGCAAGGATGCTGAAGATCCGGCATCCTGCGCCTCCATGGCGTCCAATTGCTCGGTGCTTAGTTCCGGCGTCGTGGTGGCGCCCATGATGTTACTGAACCGGGCGCCAGCCTCCAGTTGCCGGGTTTTGTTGATACATGACGCCCCGGATCACCCGAGTGACTGGTGCGGCGGGAGCCGCAGAAGAAGCCCCGCTTGAAACGGCGGCGGTCGGCGTGTAATTCCCTTGTTGCATCACTTGAGGATTGGGGGCGGGAAGCGATGCAAGTTGCTTTTGCTTCGCTTCAATGGAACGGGCAAGGAAATCGGAAAGTTGCTGTGCCGATGCTTTGAATGTGTCGGGTGATTGGAAGCGCTGAAGTCGTTGTGCTGCATTTTGAACGGCCAAGGCTTCCTGCTGGGTGATGCGCATCCCGAGCGTGCCGTTCGGATTGGCCGCCTCCGACTTGATCAGGTTGATGCCATTGATCAACCCTTGTCCCTGCAATTGCTCAAGACGTGCCTTGAGGTCGCGTTGTTCGTCGGTGATGCCGGGATTAAATTGCTGGGCACCCCCCACCATGCTGGAAAGAGCCGGATGATTGATCACCGCATCGAGATTGTCCTTTTGTGTCTGAAGTCCGGCCATTTGGTAAGCCACGGTTTGCTGAGCCTGTTGTTTGGCAAGTTCACCGGCAACGACCTTCGTATTGGATTCGGCAATCTGTGCTTGCTTTAGTTGATCGTCGGTTGCTTGTGTGGCAACCGAATGCTGCATTTGT